TGGCAAATCTTTAGCCTCATTTATATATTTCATTTATCACCATTCCTTATGTAATTAATCTTTTGTTCTCTCGTCATATTGTGTATCTTCTTTACCTGTGCTTTCTGAGCGTCTGATACTCTCTTCCTTTCTTTAGCTTCAGCTGCTCTTCTCTCAGAAGCTTCCACCATGTCAGTCTTGTTCCACTCAACTCTGGTAATTTGTCTGCCATCTGGCATCGTCTTGTGACCTTCGTTGAATCTTTTCTCAGCTATTCCATGCTTTGTAGTTGGTTCTCCACTCTTTACACAGGCATGAATGCCACCATAAAGCACACGCTCTAAGCTGTTCTTTTTACATTGGGGACATTTAGTAAGTGGCTCATCCTTCATAGATTGATAAACATCTTCCATAAAATAATCACACTTACCACATTGATAATCGTACAACATTAACCTTCCAGTGCATATAGCACTGCTCCTATGATTCCATTTCTCTGTATATCATGATACGCTAATTTTGAGATTCCAACACCATTAATATTTGATAATCTTTGGACGCAGAAAGCAAGCCCATTATCTCTAAATATATCTGTCTGCTGGTTATCACCATTTATAAGCACTTTAGAATGCTTGCCCATCCTCGTTATGAACATCTTAATCTGTTCAAGCGTACAGTTCTGAGCCTCGTCTAATATCATGTATGAGTCATGAAATGTAGAACCACGCATGGTTTCTAGTGGCTCAAACTTAATCCTACGCTGGTTAAAATAATAACCAAACTTTTCACGACCAAGGAAGTGGCGAAGGTTTTCTTCCATAGGCTGTAGGTATGGTTTGATCTTGTCGTTTAGCTCTCCGGGTAAAGACCCAAGGTCTCTACCAGTACAAACTAGAGGTCTGGTTACAACTACTGTATCTATTTCATCCTTGAGTAGTTTCTGTGCTGCAACGCCAGCAGCAATAAAAGACTTACCAGTACCAGATGGACCTGTACAAAATACAACATCGTTTTCTATAATAGATCTTATATATGATTTTTGATTAGAAGTTTTAGCCTCTAAGACTACAGGTTTAAATTCTTTCTTTTCTTTACGTTTCTTACGATTGCTCTGTGCATGTGCTGCGACCATTTAAGCCTCCTTAGCGTCCAGTAGATCCAAAGCCTGCTTTATCTCTTGATGAAGTTGTTAAGTCCTCTCTTAACATTAAAGATACATTGGGGATTTCTTGGAAAACAATTTGTGCAATTCTGTCACCCTTCTTTATTTCTACGTCCTCATCAGAAGTATTATAAAGACATACCATAACTTCACCCCTATAGCCAGAGTCAATAACACCAGCTAGTACATCAATACCTTTCTTGACTGACAGTCCAGACCTAGGCCAAACTAGACCTGCCATATTGTCAGGCATCTCTAGAGAGATTCCAGTTTTGACTGTTTGTCGCTGCTTGGCAAAGACCCAAGCTTCTTCATCAGCGAATACGTCAAACCCAGCATCTGTTCTGTTGGCTTTAAAAGGCATCTGTGCTGTTTCAGTTAACAGTTTATAAGAGACAAATCCCATCATTTCTTTCTCCTTGAGTTTGCCTGACGACCATTCCGTTTAAAGGTAAGGCAACAGCCCAACCAATCGGGTTAAAGGTAATCAGGACTTATGTTTGTTTGCTATGGTTGCACATAGTTTAATAAAGTAATTTTGATCTAACTTGTTTTTCATTAGGTTTACATGCTTATGAACCCATTGTACGTTTCCTCTTATGTAGCCTTTTGTGCTATCTATTCTATCTAGTGAGGCTGTATGGTCTTTCCCTTTATAATCAATTGTTATTGGCTGTCCAGATAAAACACATTTACCTTCTTGCTCTTCGTATAATTTCCAAATATATTTCTTTGTAATGTCAAACTTTATCTTTCGTCTTCCCTTTGATCCATCAGCACCTCGTCTTATGTTGTCAAAGTAGTCACCACTAATGTCACCTACTCCTGTCCAATAAGGACTGTCCTTGCCTTTAGGCTTACAGCATTGTTTACATCCTTTGCTATTGCCTTGTCGTATGTGTGTTGCGTATACGTCTTTCTCTGCACCACATTCACACTTACATCTCCATACAGTATGACCACTTCTCGTACCTTCTGTCCTATATAATACAGTCCACTTACCCATTTGTTTACCAGTATAGTCTATAAATCTTCCCATTGTTGCCTCCTTTATGTATATCTCACACTATCTTATACACAAAAAGGAAGCAAATGTGTTATAAAACTTCACATTGACCATTAGCACATGAGAGTTCCTGTACAGGGTTAACATTATTCTGTTGCTCTAGAACCTGAGTGTAGTCAACGTCTTTATATTCACGTTGGATATCTAGCCACTCTTTCCAGTTATATACATCCTTCATGCAATAAGTAAGCTTTTTTAAATCTACATCCATATATTTATCAGCAAACTTCTGACACTTATTTTGATACTCTCTCTTATCTTTACCCTTGAGCTTTGTACCAAAACCTAGAAGGCTATCACATGCTGCCCACAGGTTGTCCTCAAAAAGAGAAATGCCTATTTCAATAAGACCACTGACAAACATACAAGCGTCACCATAGTGATGAATCTGCTCGCTAGGTAAGTAAACGGTTGTGAATGGTGCTTGAGCGTAATCCTTATCACCAGCGATTGGCAATAGAGAAATACCACAGAAGTGCTGACGATTAGCATAGATGTATTCTGTAACCTCATCCCATTCTTGAGGCATAACATTAATTGTATTAGATACATTGTGTGTTAGCCAAGGTTGGGTGCATTGTTCAGGGTTCTTTCCTGACTCAACCCATGCACATTGCGTACTTTTTACATACTCAAGCAGGTCAATAGCACCCAATTGGTTCTTAATTTTAGCACCATCTGGAACCTCTACGCAAAAGGCTACAACGTCATCAGTGTCGTTGTTAGACCATACTGACTCTTCACATGCTCTAGGATTTACTTCTCTAAAGTACTGATAGATTGGCTCCATCTTGTTTGCTTGTACTCTACGAATGTATCTCTTAGCATGGTGAGGGTGAATGCCAGATGACGTACCAAGAATACAACTTGACGTACCCTCTGGCTTAACACAGGTAGTTCGTGCAGCTTGATTGACACCAATTAGTCCTGCTACTCTCTTGTTGGTTTCTCTGACTATCTCAGCACCTTTCTTTTGTACCTTTGGATCAAGACAAATCTCATGCTGTTCCATGACTCCTGTCATTGACACTCCAAGTAGAGCCTCACGACTAATGATTCGCTCTGACACTTCGCCAAGATATGGGAACTGGGAGAATCCAGCCTGTAGTGTACCAATGGTTGCAGCAGCTTCACAAGCTTCGTAGAATTCTTCTTCAGTTTTAACCTTAGCACAATTAATAGTAGATAGATTACATGCCTGCCATCCTGTCTTACCTGTCTTTTCATCTACAGGCCACATGCCAATCTCTACGCAGGGGTTTACAATCAACTCTGTAGAGTCAGACCATACGAATCCGGGTTCCCCAAACTCTTTGACTGACTGCATGAGAGTAGAGAACTCTTCCTCTGTAGTCTCACCACGTAGAAGTAGTGCAGAGTTATTAGATCGTCCACGCTGTGGATTGTCAATAAACCATGATCCAGTTTTGGCTTTTGCCATCTCTTCATCGTCAGGAGAGAAGACACAGATGGTAGCACTACGTCTGACACCACCACTAATTACAGCGTCAGCACCATACATTACGATATCATACGCATCAATAGGTTTAAGTTTCCTATCTCCTGCCTTAATTGCTCTGTCAAGGGTCTTCTTGATGCTTGTAAGAGCTTTTCGCAGCGGATCTGGTCCGGGAGCCTTACCTCCGCTAGACTTTAAATATGAGCCTGCTGAACGTATTTTAGAGTAATCAAAAACTACAGTCTTTCCAGTATATTCTGGGAACAGATTGCACTTGGAGAAGTAACTGGACACCAGTACACCTACAGCGTCTGACCAGCCTTCAATTGAGTCCTCAATGACAAACTTCTTTGTCCCTGACTTCTCTTTTACCAGCTTTGGTAGCTTGGCGATGTGATGCCTTTGAACAGAAAAGCCAGTACCACAACCACAGAGTAGGAGGTACATACATTCTTGAAAGAACTTTGGTCTGTCTACATAAGAAGAAATACAATTGTACATTCTGGCATTATGTTTAAACACTGGTGATCCACCAAACTGCAACGCTCTCTGGGAGCCTAGTACTTTCTTCTTTCTCATACCATCATAAGCTTGATCAATGACTTCTGCTATCTCTGGGCTGGATTCGTCAGCATACTTATCAAGCATCATTTGCTTAACCCTATCAACTGACTCGCCCCACGTTTCTCTTCTTAGCTTACCTGCATCCCACCTTGCATACTTAGATACGAAAGTATAGTTCATCAGTGATTTAATTGACATAATTGACAGACCTCATATTGTAAAATTACTTATTGATTGAATAATTCATCTAAAACTCTATGCACTACCCAAGAAATTATAGCTGGGAGTATTACTGTTATAAGAACAAAAGTAAGAAATACAGAACTGTATTCTTTTTCAACTTCTTCTTTAACATTTTCTCTAACAAACTCAGCACATTGACTTCTTAATCTACTTCTTTCTGAACGATTAGCTTTAGAAAACTCAACGCCACCAGCTGTAGATATTGTACTCCATTCCCTAGCATATTGCAAACATTTCTCAGCAATTTTTTGCTTATTCTTGTCAGAGAATCTTCCCTTAATCTCTGCTTTGATAGTATCATCATCATCTCCAAACTTAATAGACGGTATATTTTTAGACAAGAAGTCTAATACAGTCTCAGTATCATAACCAAAATTAATATCTGGAAAATTTTTCAGCTTAATACTGCCTGAGTCTTTCCCAAACATAACTCCCTCAATGTATACATAGAGTGTTATAATCTTTTTTACTTCTGCTCTAGGAAAATTATTCCCAAAGTCTATAGTAGTTCTACCTCCTGCACTGGCGATGTTAGCCACTAATGGACTCTGGCATTTTACTGTCAATCCATTGACTGAATAGCCCTCTTCACTAAATATCTGAAATAAAAGATCACTAATAACTTGTGGTGACATATTATATTACCCCTAAAGATTTGGCTGGATGAGCGTCCAAGACACTCCTAAAAAATATTCGCTAAGTTGTTGCTTTTCCGTAAGAGTCAAATTATGATTTTCTTCACCCATGATTTCTCCAAGCAGCTTAACTATCTCTTCTGCTAGGCCATCATATTTATCTACAAGACTACCTTTAAAAAATGTCTTACCAGCTAATGCATAAACATCATTTACTTGTTGGCTAGTTGTCTCATATCCTTCAACCCTTTTAGCAAACTCATAATTAAATATAGCAAGTTTTGCTTTGTCTGTAGGGTCTGTAACCAAATCAGAAAATATTTTAACTCTATTCTTTACTGTTTCAGTAGGTGTATCAATGTTTAATATTTTCTCTGGAGGTTTTGGCTCAGGAGTTGGGCTTGGTCTATCCAAAAGATCTAGAAGACCACTGCCAAATACTGCATAGAGTAATAATACAATTGCTATAATATTCTTCATGTTTATACTCCTAGTCTTCTGTGTTTAGTAGAGGAAATACCTCGTCAATTTTTTCTACAGCCTCTGTCAATCCATAGGCTTCACATTGATTTCTCAGAGTGTGCCAAGAATCAACGATTTCTAAGAAAGTTACTTCTTCTACCTCTGGTACTGTAGGTACAACCTCTGGTTTAGGCTTAGGCATAGGTATAAGATCTGTTACTAATGTAACGATCTTTGAATAATTTATACTTGAAAATAGTAGTGAGGCAGCAATGACAACAGCTACGATTCTCAATAGGGTTTCTGTGTCTAGTTCCATTTATTTCTCCAATAAAAGAGGGTTTACAAATTGTTTTCCATGATAAGGACAGGGTGTCACATGTCCATCTCCCTGTTTAATTACTCCAGTTCCTTTACAAATACACTTCTTTGGGTCTGGATCAGGCCCAATTGGCACAGGTGCAGGATCAGTTCCATATACTTCTTTCTCTGCTACGTTGAAAGAATATTTTACATCTTTTTTCCATTGCTCTACATATCCTTCGTACATCTTTGCAATAGAGTCATCAGGAGTTGTATAGGTATCATTATTAGCACCACTGTTCCAAGATTTACTACCTTCTACGTCAGGGTGAATAGCAACGCCTATAACTATAACTAAGATTCCAGCTAAAGCAAATTCTAAAAACTTCCTCATGATGGACCTCCACCATCTACAGCATTATAATAACCAATGTTATCAAATCTGCTTGTATACGATGACTCCAAGGCTTCATATGTTAAGCTTGTGTCAAAGTTTACAAAATTACTATCAGTACTTGTGCTTACTGTAAAAGATTCACCAGTTGGAAAGCAAGAACAAACAACGCTAGCGTTTGTTGCTACTTCTCTGGATGTATCTGGATTAGTGACCACATCTGTTGTTGATACGACTGCCATATTATTCTCCTTATTAAGGGACCATTCTATTATACTAGTTTATGTCACAAAAGACACAAAATTTTTAATTATGTAAGTGGGTATGTAGTTACTCCAGTATTATCTATAACACGTTTTCTGGTATAGCCATCAGTGTCTGTGGTTATTTCAGCCTTGAGTGTTGCCGGAGTCCAGCCAAGCATTAGAGTTTCATCGTCATCACTAACGATACCCGTGGTTGTTGTGCCATTCTGAGACCTGATTTCAGGTCTTAAGTTAGGGTCAGCATTCTGAGCTATCACTGTAATTGGTACATCAGCTTCCACGTAACCCGGATTTAATTGACCATCAAGCAGTACAACACCTGTGTCTTCCGAGAGTCCCGGCTCATTTGCCACCAATCCAGCAGTAGGAACGAATTGATCTTCAGGAGTTGAGGGTGCTATACCTTGACCAGCTTCTCCCCTGTTCAGAGGTACAGTATACTTTAGTACAGCTTTGCCTGTCGCTGTATCCCATTCATAAACTTTAGCCGTTCCTGTGGACGTACTTCCAATAGCTACGCCTGATCCACCTCCATCACTAGAGTCATGAATAAAGAATGGCTGTGCTACAACTTGCGACATAGCAGCTACGGGTATCATGGCACTGGCTTCAAGTCCAGCACTGTCTGCACCTGAGTAAGCAGAGACAAGACCATTAGCCATTAGCCTAGTACATCCACGGGGTTCATAATCTGAATCGCTGGCTCCTGTAGAACCACTTGCATCAAAGTCTACTGGGGAACCCGGATTAACTACGGGAAAATCTCCGGTGACTCCATCACGTACATAATATTTTGAAGTAGTGTTTGCATAAGGTGCGGACACAAAGCCAGACCTAGGCCAAGTTATACCATCATTAGTAAGTGGCATAATGAGTCTAGCGTCAAAGAACCTTGCATCGGCATCGTTTGGGCCTGCGGGGGTAAGTGGAGCATTACTTCCCATGCGAGCCTGTATAGCAGCCATCACTGGGCTAGTAGCATTAATGATGTATTCTCCATTAGTATTAGTATAAAAGTAGCAT